CACTTAGTGCTAACACCACATTCACTGAATCAATGGCTGATGGGCAGAGCGTAACCCTGATGATTGACGATGGCACTGCTTACACAATTACATGGCCTACCACTACATGGGTAGGGGGTGCTGCCCCAACACTACCAACAACAGGATATGCCGTGATTGAGCTTTGGCAGATTAACGCAGTGCTGTACGGTCTGCACTCAGGTGATGCGTAATGTTTGCTGGACATAAGTTAAGAAGGGCTGGTGGGTTTGATCTGGACTTCGATTTCTTGAATAGATCAGGTGATACCACCGACCTATCTACATATACATTTGTAGGCCAGAACATGGGTCAAGAGCATCCATATAGAATGTGTGTAGTTGGAGTTACTTGCGGCTCAACAATTTTTAGGAGCATAAATTCGGTGACAATTGGCGGGGAGGCAACCACTCTTATTACTGCTGGCTCAGGGACTTCACCGACTGCTATTGCATATGTAAAAATACCAACAGGGGCTACTCTTGATGTAGTAGTAACATTGTCAGGTTACGTTCTCAACTGCCGAATCTTTAGCTACGCCTTTAACACTTACGCAACGTCTGCACTGGACTCTGGCACTGCAATCAACGCAACCGCTGCAACCGATTTAAGCGTAGCAAATATAGAATGTCAGGCCGGTGGTTGTGTGATTGCAGTCGTTCGTGCAGCAGCCTCTGGGGGTATTACAAGTTCATGGAATGGTACGGACACAGCTGTTCAAGATAATACCGGGGGATTGGAAGGAGGAGGAACATATTGGTGTGGCTCTGTCCTTACAACTGAAAACAGCACAACGAATGACTACACACTGACTTCAGGATCTGGCACTGGTATGTCTGCTGTAGCCTCTTTTGGATTCACAGCATAGGATTAAACAATGAATTACTGCAAACCAATAGATGCAAACACAGCAGAGAAGTACAACCTTCGTCAGTTGAAGGCTGACTTTCCTGATGTGTCCTTTCCGAAGAGAATCCTTGATGGCTCTTTGGATGAAGCTACGCTGAATGAAAGGGCAGCTGAGTACGGTGTATACCCTTACAACGTCCCTGCTGCCCCTGTGTTCGATGCAGCAGTAGAGGCAGTACAAGAGGGTGGTATTCTTAACAACGCAGGTGTATGGACACTACAGTGGCTTGTAGTACCCTTGACACAAGCAGAGCTAGATAACTTAGCCGCTAACAAGAAAAGAGAAGATAAGTTGGCGGGTGTATTATTTGAAGGTGTCATGTGTTCTGCTGAGGCTGAAGATATGTGGGGACTAATCTCTATACAGGGCTATGTGGCCAGTGGGCTAAGTGTCCCATTTAAGTTTAACAATGGCAATGTTCTGGTACTAACCCCCTCAAACATGGCAGCCTTCCAAGAAGTGTGGGTTCCATTTAGAGCGAGCTTCTTCTCTTGAGTGGTGCAGCTTGTGGGCCAGAGTGGATGCCAGCTACAATACGGCGAAAGCTATTCGGTTGGTTCTTTGAAGCCAGCTGTATAAAACATGATGATGGTTATCGGGAAGGTGGAGATGAAGCAAGACGTTTAGTGTGTGATTGGAAGTTCTTTATGGCGATGCTTAGAGACACATCCAGAACAAAGGGTATAGCGGTAGCACCTAAGCTAGGTGTTGCAGTATCGTTCTTCCTCGCAGTTAGATTGGGTGGATGGGCATCTTTTAATTATAAGTAAGGAAGTATTATGGAAGACGACGTAAGGTGGCACATAAGCAAGACTATTAACTTAGGACATTTATTAACAACTGTGTCACTTATAGGGGTTGCTTTAGTCTTCCTTAACAGCTTCGATGACAGGATGAACCTCCTAGAGTACAGGGCCGACGTAACTGACCAATCATTAACTAAAGAACACGAGTACGTCAAGGAGGTATTCAACCGTATCTCTAGTGACTTACTGTATATACGAGACAGACTAGACCTTGAACAACGATAAGATAAATAACTGGGGCTTATAGATAATGACTTATCTTGATATTGTAAACAACATACTAAAGAGACTACGGGAGCGTACAGTTGCATCAGTGGAGGAGAGTATTTATTCCCGCCTTATTGGGGTGCTTGTTAATGACGCTAAATCTACCATCGAGGAATCATGGCAGTGGTCAGCTTTACGTACAACCCTCACAGCAACAACGGAGGCTGATGTATTTAACTATGTACTAACAGGCACAAACAATAACTTCACTACTCTTGATGTACTTAATGATACGGATGACTTCTTCCTACAGTATGCTACAGCACATGATATGAATGGTAAGTTCTTAACTGGTACGCCGAGTACAGGAACCCCCACAGAGTACAGCTTCAATGGTGTAGATGCAGCTGGGGACACACAGGTTGACTTGTATCCAATCCCAGATGGGGTGTACACCATAAGGTTTAACGTAGTAATGCGTAACCCTGAACTATCTGGTGATGCTGATATGCTGCTCATCCCTACACAGCCAGTACTCCTGTTAGCTTACGCATTGGCTGTAGAGGAGCGTGGTGAAGAGGGGGGTATCAACCCAGCTAGTGCTTACAACCGCGCTCAGGTGGCTCTCAGTGACGCTATAGCGCATGATGCACAGAAGCACCTAGAAGAAACTATCTGGTACTCGGTATAGACTATGGCAAAGCAACTCTTAACATCCTCATTAGTAGCTCCAGCATTCTTGGGTTTGAACACTCAGGAGTCCTCAGTAGCCAATGACCCCAGCTTTGCGTTGGAGGCTAACAACTGTGTAATAGATCAGTACGGTAGGTTGGGTTCTCGTAAAGGTTGGTTCTACCGTACCATTGGTAGTACAGGTGTTAACCTAAAAGGTATCCACCCCTTCATTGCTGTTGATGGTACTAACACTGTACTGTCCTACTCCAATACATTGTTCTACAAAGGGCTAGCAACCTTAACTACCCTTACCCCCACCACTACAGACACTATAACCGTAGGTAATTGGAATACTGTTACTCTTAATGACAGAACATACTTCTTCCAAAGGGGTTACAAGCCCCTGTACTACACTAATGAAACTACGCCAGATGAGTTCAAGAGTATAGATCAACACGCAAGCTACACAGGCACTGCCCCAGCAGCTAACATCTGTATGTCAGCGTATGGTAGACTGTGGGCTGCTGATACAACTACTAACAAAACTACAGTGTACTTCTCAGACCTGTTGGATGGGGCTAAGTGGGGTACTGGTTCAGCCGGTTCCTTGAACATTGCTGGTGTACTGCCAAAAGGCTCAGATGTTATCACAGGTCTTGCAGCACATAATGGTTACCTAATCATATTCTGTAAAGAGAACATTATTGTATTTCAAGATAATGATTCCTTTGGTGGAAACTTCGACGTATCTACCATGCAGTTGGTTGAGGTCATTGAGGGCGTTGGTTGCACTGCTAGGGACTCAATACAGAGCATAGGTACTGACGTAGTGTTCCTATCCTCTACGGGGCTTAGAAGCCTAGGTAGGACGATAGAGCAGAAGTCTTTACCCTTGGATGACTTGACTAAGAATGTAAGGGACACCTTTGTTAACATAGCCAAGAGAGAGAGTGACCAAGGTGCAATCAAGGCTTGCTACTTCCCCGATGAGGCTATCTATGTAATCACATTCCCTGAAGCAGCCCTATCGTACATCTTTGATACAAGGACTAAGCTGGAGAATGCAGCCTTGCGGGTTACTACTTGGTCAGCACAGAACCATGCAGCTATGGTGCATGATAAGACTACTGATGTTATGTACTTTGCTCAAGAAGATGGCATAGCGGAGTACGGGCTGTATACAGATAATGGAACACCCTATGTGATGAGGTACTTTACTAATCACTTTGATATGGGTTCACCAAACATAAGTAAGATTATTAAGAGGGCTGCTGTTACTGCTATTGGTTCTTCAGCGCAACAGTTCACCTTAAAGATAGGTTATGAATACACAACTAATTACTTTAGTTTCCCCTTTACCTTATCAGGTCAGGTTATATCTGAGTACGGTATAGATGAGTACGGAGCTAACGCAGCTGTATTAGCAGAGTACAACTCAGGTATTGCCTTAGACAGAATTGATAGTTCAGTTGCAGGGGCAGGTTCTATAGTACAGCTTGGTATTGAAACAACTATTGATGGCGCACAGATTAGTGTGCAGAAACTAGATATTTACGCTAAACAAGGTAAGGTGCTTTAATATGTCAAACTATTCCAAGACCACTGACTTCGCATCTAAGGATGCCTTGACTACGGGTAACGCAAACAAGATAGTTAAAGGTACGGAGATTGATGATGAGTTTGATGCCATACAAGTAGCGGTAGCTACAAAGGCTAACCTCAACAGCCCTACGCTCACAGGTACTCCATTAGCCCCTACAGCTGCTGCGGATACTAACACCACTCAGATCGCAACCACAGCCTTTGTGGAGGCGGCTAAGACTGCTGTAGAGGCTGCGTATGCAGCTGCTGATGCTGCTAATGAAGCTGCCCGTGATTTAGTTGATATGATTGCTGGGGATGGTATTACGGGTGGGGGTACTATCGATGCAAGCCGTACCTTAACACTGGGTACCCCAGGTACCATCACAAGTACAAGTACAAATGCTGTTACCGCAGATAGCCACACTCATGCTATCGATTCAGCGTACCTAGATGGTGAGTTTACAGGGGCGGGGGTACAGGACGTAACAGGTACAGAGGGTTACCAAGTATTTCCCGGTGGCCTAACACTACAATGGGGTACTGTATCCCTAGCTGCTAACGCGACAAGTACAGAGACTTTACCAAAAGCATACAGCACAAGTCACATAGCTGCTTGGGCGGTTATGTATCCTGCAAACGTAGACTACGGCGCACCAGCAAGTACAACAACCACTAGCCTTACACAAGTTATAGTGGCTAATGCCGATGGCAATGCAAGAACTGTACGTTGGTTCTCTATTGGAGTATAGTTTGAAAGAACCCGTTATTACTACCCCAGACTTTGTACTATTCTTAGACAGATACGAGGATGACTTGTACATACACTGTGATGTGATAGGGGGCTGGAATAGGTTAGTCAAAAAGAAGCTAAGGATTGCCTTAGATGTATTATTAAATATGCACAAACAGCCCATCTATGCTGTACACGATCAAGGTGACAATACACATAGTAAGTTCTTAACAATGTTTGGTTTCAAATACTACAAGAGTCGTACAGGTTTAGATGGGCTTGAACGAGATATATATATAAATAATTCAGGAGTTACAGATAATGGGTAGTGTAGTTAAGAGTGTATTCGGGGGTAGTGAGGCTAAACCCGCAGAAGCCATGAAGGGGGCGCAGTTTCAGCCATTCAGCTATACGAGCCTATATGGTTCAGCTAAGGGTGAAAAGGATGGTGAGAGCTTTAACTTCTCTCAAAACCTTGACCCACAGCTTAAAGAACTGTATGGACAAAGCCTAGATCAAGCAAGCCCAGCACTTAGCCAGTACTTTACTAAGTTACAAGGTGCTGATCAAACCCCCTTTAGCTATGACCAATCAATGGAACAAGCTACTAATGATTACTTTGCACAGCAACAACAAGCACTCAACCCAGTCTTTGCACAACAAAGACAACAACTCCAATCAGACTTATTCGGGTCGGGTCGTATGGGCCTTATGCTGGCTGGCGATGCTGCTGGTGCTGGGGGTGGTGGAATGGTTAACCCCGATGCATTTGGTTTAGCTCAGGGTCAAGCACAAGCATTACAACAAGCATACGCTGGGTCTAGACAGGCTGCTATGGGTGAACAAGCTCAAGGTTATGGACAAGCTGCTGGTACTTATGGTATGAACCAACAAGCATTCCAACAACAACTTGCCAACCTACAGTCTGGCTTTGGTACTGCACTAGGTACTGCTCAAGAAGTTGCTGGTATGGAAAGTGGGTTGATGAACCAAGCTGCTACCTTAGAGAACATGGTTAGGCAGTCACAAGCTGCTTCAGCCAATGCTGGTTCAAACTTAGCAGCTGCTGGTACACCTGCCCAAGACTCCTTGTTTAAGTCTGCTCTTGTTGCAGGTGCTTCGGCTTATGGTTCTTCTCAAAGTGATATTAGGCTTAAAGAGAATGTATTCAGCACTGGTTACGAGAATGGGCATAACACATATACTTGGGATTGGAACGAGTTAGCTATATCTCTTGGTATATCAGATCAGCCTACTAGCGGCGTGATGGCGCAAGAGGTTATGGTTGATAACCCAGAGGCTGTGTTTGTTAACCCAGACAACGGTTACTACATGGTTAACTACGACTTGTTGGGAGTGGAAAGATAATGGCTGGTTTAGTTGATAACATATTTGGTATTACTCAACGTCAGTATGAGGAAGAGAAGCGGCAGGGTCTTCAAGACTTAGCTATGAAACTATCAAGCAGCGGTAACATTAGTGCTGACAGGGCTATGCTAGGCGCAACCATTGGGGACTACCTAGGTACTAAGCTAGGCGTTGCTATGGGTGGTACTGATCCCCGTCAAGAAGCTAAGGATAACAAGGCTAAGATGGAAGCTTTGAATAAGAGCCTTGAGAACCTAGCCCCTGATGATTCCCGTAGGTTCTATATGCTTGCTGATGCTTACCAATCCGCTGGTGACTCCACTACTGCATCTAAGTACATCCTACAAGGTCAACAAATGGATGCCCTTAAAGAAGCCAGAGGTGAAGCTAACAGGGTTAGGGAAGAGAGTGCAGCTAATGAGTACGCTGACCGTATGGATGTACAGGATAAGTACACATCGGCTGCTGAATACTCTAAGAACCCAACTGAAGAGAACAAGGCTAGGGCTTTGGAAATGGGTAACGCACCCTCCCAGCTGGCTAATCTACGAGAGGCTAGTGGCGCACCTATGACTAAACCAGAGCGCGATAGGGAATTAGCTAAGATGGCTCAGGACTTTATGCACAAGAACCTCCTAGATGCCCCAGATGCGTACGCTAAAGCGGTATCTTTATACGACATCATCTATCCAGTAGATGGTGCAACCCCTAAAACTTCTGTTGATACAGGTGCAACCACTGAAACTACGGATGGGGAGCTATCTAAAGATGCCTTTTTGGGCAAAGGTATGGAAAGTGCTTCTGTTGCTGATGATATGGAACCTAGTAGTGTTGACAAGATAATGAAATACCTCGGGGATAGCTACAAAGCTGCAAGTGGTAGCGTAACGGACACCCTACAAAGTATTAACGAGAAGGGTATAACCTTTACAGACCATAGGGATATGTATAAAACCCAACCCGTTGCACCATTACCAAGCTCTGGTATGTTTATGTTGCAAAACCCAAACCAACGATAGGGCTAAATAGATGGCTAGTGAGTACGGGGAAATAATCCAAAATGACAAGGGCGAGTATGCGCGTAGGGTTGGAGAGGATAGTTATAAGCGCATAAACGTAGAAGTAAACCCACAGGGGCTATACTTTGAGAAACTTGATAATGGTAACTATAGAGAATTGGATTTACCAAAGGTACAGGCTACAGATACAGCTGAAGGGCCAACTGGTATGCAGATGGCACAGGGCGTTACAGCGGAGATAGCTATCTCTACCGCCGCTCAGTTGGCGGGTGCTGGTACTGGCCCACTATACCCTTTCATCGCCTTTGGTGGGGGTGTAGTAGGTAGCCTTACTGCTCAAGAGATAGAGGGAAGGGAGAACTACTCTATAGGTCGTGCCATTATGGGTGGCATTATCAACCTAGTCCCCGGAGCTAAGGCTGTTCAGAAGGCTAAGGCTGCTGCTAAGGCTGCGGGTATGCCCTTAACTACAGCACAGGCAATGAAGATAGGTGCTTTGGCTGAAGGTAAGCGTGGTGCTATGTTTGGTGCTGCGGAAGCTACGGCTATTGCTGTCATCGATGAACAAAGGCCTCCCACTCCGGGAGAGTTAGCTCTGTTTGCGGGTGGTGGTGCTATATTCGGTAGTGTTATTGGGGGTTTGACACAGGGTATTGGGCCAGCTTATCGTAAGGTTGTAGGTAAGACTGTTCAAGAGATAGATGAGATGGCAGTCTCAGGCAAACTAACGGTTGATGATATTGCAGCATTGAGTTCTGGTGGCCCTGTAACTGAGCCAGCTAAGGTTGATGCTCGTAAGCTAATCTACAATATGCAGGAGAGTGATGTAAATAATAAGATTGTAGATTCCTTAACTGGTGAGGATGCTGCTGTGTTCGCTGGGGATAGGCTGACACGCTGGACTAAGAGTAAGATTGCATTCAAGCCCTCTAAGACTATAGGCAAGGAAGCTGCTGATGCAGTGTTCTATGGTAAGAAGAACCTAGAATCAGTTGAGAACCTAACTACCCGCATAGCCCGTAATGTAGATAAAGCCATTGCTAAAGACCCATCCCTAGAGGTGGACATTGGTGACTTCATCGATACTAATAAGATGTCTAAGAGATTGGCAGGTACAACTGTTGCTGCTGATCTTAAAATCTATGCAAAGGAGATGCGTACCTTCCAGAAGGAATTACTTACACAACTAGACCTCCAGACCTTCAAGGGTTTAAACCAAGAGAAGCAATCTGCTTTGGTAGAGAAGATTGTGGACAGTATGCGGGCCGATACCCCACAGTACTTTAGCAGGGAGTACCAACTCTTTACTAACCCTAAGTATGTGGTTAGTGCTGCCAAGAGATCTGCTGCTCATAAAGAAATAGCGGGTAAGTTGATAGATAAGAACCCTAAGATGTCTCCTGTGGAAGCAAACAGATTAGCAAGTAAACACATAGATAACTTAATATCTAACTCAGCATCCTCTAGGGATTCACATACTAGATTCAGAGGTGGCTCTGTAGACTCCATGCTTCGCGCTAGAACCAATCCTGGAAGGGCAGAGGCTGACTTCCTAGGTGAGATAGTAAAGCCCTCAGAACGCATTAGGGGGACTCTGGATGGCCTTGCTAAGACAGTCTACCGTAACCAGACTGATCTGCTAGTTGCTAAGTCATTACAGAAGGCTGGTTTAGCTGGCCCTTTACAAGCTGCTGGTGGTACTAAACTAGAGTTAGCTGGTAACTTAGACACAGGCTTATTCGTACCCAACGAAGTACAGTACGCCGTAGGTCAATCATACCTAGCTAAGAATTCAGGGCCAGATAACTTCCTCCTTAGGGGTGCAGCTGATGCCTTGTCTACCACTGTAAGTTTGACTAAGGCTGTTAAGGTTTTGTTCAACCCACCCTCCTATGCTACTAACGCATGGGGTGCTGCCACTACTATGACTGCTATGGGTATGAACCCTTTTAGTAAGGGTGTACGCACGGGTATGAAGTTAGCTCTGACTGAGTTCGGCAATGTTGAGGACTTAGTAAGTGGTACTTCAGAGAAGAGTAGAACCCAGTTTATGGGTGCTATTCGGGATATGACTAAGTACGGCCTAGGTGCAGCTAACGTAGACGTTGGTGACATAAGGGCAGGGCTTGATAGGGGTATATTCTCAGAGAGTTTAGACAAGGTACTAACACCTTTCTCTAAGGCGTACATGGTTACTGATACAGCTGCCCGCTATGGGGTGTGGACACACAACCAAGCTGTCTTGAGTAAGATGTACCCAACCTTGAAAGGGGATAAGCTCAAGTACGCTGCTGCTAGGTTGACTAATGATACCTTCCAGAACTATGAGAAACTAAGCCCCTTACTTAAAATAGCGTCTAAGCATGGTATCCTACCGCAGTTCGTAGCCTTTACAGCTGAGTTCACACGTAACATATACCACCAAGTTAGATACGCAAAGCACATGGCTTTCTCACCAGAGAAGTTTGGGGCTACATTAAACATTGCTGATGCAGCCAATATATCAGCTATACGGACTGAGGGTATTAAGAGATTGGTAGCCCTTACTGCTGTGACTGCTGGTACTGAGGCAACAAGGAGAGCTTGGAACGATAACAATGGGGTTGGATTAGAAGAGGAAAAAGCACTTAGAGATACAGTAGTACCTGAGTACGATAAGAACAAATCTTTACTGTTCAACAAAGACCCTGAAACTGGTAAGTTGTCCTACATGAATATGTCCTATGTAGTGCCACATACTATGATGGCTGAGGCATTCAATGCAGCTATGAGCGATACCCCTTTAGAGAGCCTTAGCCAACAGCTGGCTGACCAGTTCATCGGGGAAGGTTCCTTCGTAACTAGGTCTGCCCTGCAAGCTGTAAATAACAGAGATGAGAAGGGTAAGAAAATATCTAACCAGACTGACTTCGGTGGTAACTTAGCCGAGAGGCTCTCTTACTTCGCTTCTGAGGCGTTTTCTCCAGGTGCTAGTAGAGAGCTTACTAAAGTCCTAGACAGCCTTAAACCAGACCCTAAGTACACCACAGAGGAGATAGCAGTAAGACAGGCTGGTGGTAGGTTCAACAAGGTTGACGTAGAGCTATCCGCTATGTTCAAGGTTAAGGACAATGTGTCCAGCCTTAGACAAGGTGCAGCTGACTACAAAAACCTAGTTAAGTACCGCAACCCCACACCTAGTCAAAAGCAGGAACAGTATGTTGCATCTGAAAACATACGCAAGCAGAACTTTGGTCAGATTGTTGTGCATAACAATAACATGAAGACCCTAGGTATGGATGAAGATACCCGTATAGGTATACTCAAGGATGCTGGTGTTAATACCTCAGATATACTTGATGTATTAGAGGGCAAGTACCAGCCCCTAGATACAGAGGGTGAGGAATCCACTACTGACTACTTCGATAGGGAGTTTGGTGGGCTTGCTGGTAACGACTTTGGTAAGAAGCTAAGTGAGCTTTACAAGAAGGAGCCTATCTTAGCAGGAAGGGTAAGGAGTGAGTACAAGCGGCGTATGCAGGACACAAGGGCTGGGTTATCTCAAAGGGATAAGCTGGTGGGTAACTTGGATACATTTGAGAGGGCGCAATACATACAGGATCACCCTAGGGACATTCGTAAGTTCCTGAAGGCTGGCCTTGTAAACCGGCAGATCAATATGCAGCTAAACTCACAGAATACCAGTGTGTCTGAGTTGATGAAACAAGGGGATGCTTTAAACAGCATGGAATAACAGGCAAAGAAAAGCCCCCATTGCGGGGGCCGTTCCCTGTTTCACTTCTCTTCTTGCCTCTCCTTCTCCTTAGCCTGTTCATAAAGCTCAGTGAATGGTGTCTCGTTCTTTACTTTAGGTTTAAAGATAGCATCCCAGTTGTTGCGTATCTTAACCCTGTCTTCTTTCCTACGCTTATCTCCTTTGCCCATTATAACTCACAAGACGAACCGGTGCAAGCCAAGGTCTGACTAGCTACGGTGGTGTCCTCCAGTTCAAACTCCGTTAGGTCTGACCACTGCACTGCCTTGGGCATCTCTGCCGTCTTGTTAAGGAATGCAGCACGATCTATCTCTTGGTAAGGTGCTTGACGGTACGAGTGATCTGAGTGTGGTAGGAAGGACACACCTGACACCTCATCAAAGTTATCGTACACCCAAGCCCCTACTGCTATCCACTCGTGATCTCTAACCGTAATAGTAACTGAAGGCTTATGCTCACACCAGTGACGTTGGAACAATAACCACATCTCAAGCTGTTCAATAGCAGTCATATCATTACGGGTAATACAGCCCTTAGGTGCTTGTACAGGGAAGCTAAACACTGTAGTGGTGTCAGGCTTAGTTACATCCGGTTCATTAGGGATACCCTTAGCGATCATGAACTGAGTAAGTGGGTCTTTGTTATCACCCCGCACTGTACGAACGTAATACTCACTGTGTCGAGCATGGATACCTGACGCTGAGTCAACTAACTGAGAGACAGTACCACTTGGTTTAACACAGGTGATGGCTGTACTCTGCTCAATGCCCAGCTTATCAGCCAGCTTCTTGTTAGTCTTAACTGCAACAGCCTTCAGATGGCCGAGTAGGTTAATACTCTTTTCATTGTCCCGTAAACCTGACAACAGTTTAGAGTCCATGATCCCTGTAATGGACACACCCAGCAAACGCTCCTCTTCTGTATTACGTTGCCATATCTTACGCAGGTAGGGGAAGTTAGTGTAAGTACTTTGGATAGTACCAAGTACCGCTGCTATCTCTACCTTAGCTGCTAGGCTCTTCTCTGTATCATCAACACGGGCCACTACTTCAGTTAGGTTACAGAACTGGTAAGGGCGTAGGATGATCTCTGAGCAAGGGTTAGTGCCAAAGTCATGCTTTGCATCCCTACGTCCATTCTCTGCTGCTTTCTTCTGTGAAGCTACCCGTGAGAAGATACCACGTTCACCTGACTTAGACTCAACCAAAGATGTCCACTCACGGAGGAATGTTTCAACGTCAGGCTTCTCTGTGTAACAAGTGCTGTTGTTAGCTAGGCCACGTTGTGGCTCAGTTGCCCACCACTGTCCAGACTTAGCATGACGCATACGGTCATCAGACAGGTTGCTCAATGAGATCATAGCGGATCTACGTACACCACCTACCACTACTACTTCACCAATCTTACACATCAAGTCATGGCACTGTATACTACTCAGCTTACTACCTTTAGCTGCCTTGAATGTATCACAGGTAAACACAAACAATTCTTCAAGGGGAGCAGGGCCAGAAGCTCTACCACCAAAGGTCTTTAACTTAGCACCAGCTGGGCGTACCCGTGACACGTCCCACTTAGGGATTTCACCAGCGTACAGTAAGGAGATAAGCTGACGTAGAGACTTAGCCCAACCTTCCTTACTGTCCTTAACCACAATGGTGGTGTCACTCTCAAACATCTGGTCAGGGATGTCAGGTAGCTTACCAACGTACTGACGCTCTACTGAGAACCCTACACCTGTACCACATAGCAAGATGAACATAGCCTCATCAAAAGACTTAGGGTCATCACAAGGTAAGTATGAGCAGTTGTAAGCGCAAGTGTTGTCACGATCCATAGCAACACCAGCTGTCATCAATGCACGCATACTAGGCACTACGTCCAGGTTTAGGATAGCCTCCCGTATAGACTTCTGCATAGCACTTGGTACTTTATCTTTAACTACGTTAACCATGTAACGGTCAACAGTCTCAGACCAACTCTCTCTGCGTGACTCCTCCGGTATCCAACGTGCGTAGCGGGACAATGCAATGTACTCTTGGTATTCCGTCATGTTACTCATTGTTGTCTTCCTCTTTAATAAATACACCGTACATCATTGTGCCTTTACGGTCTTTGATTTCTTCGTAGGAGTGCTTCAAACATTCCTCTAAGCTCAACCCATTTCTTTCTGCTATGTTAATAAGTATAACAAGTATATCGCCAACATCATCTATTACCGGCTTGCCTTTGCATATGCTATCACTAAGCTCACCAACCTCTTGCATTAACTTCAAGCACTGGTCTTTGTCTGTGCTACCGTGTACTAAGTTACGGGCCTTGTGCCACTGCTTTACTTGAAACTCAACGTACATTATGTTTCCTCTCTTAATTGTTTGCAAGTATCTGTAGCTTCCATGAACTTATCAAAGTAGTTATCTGAATCCTTACAGAACATATTGTTAACGTACATCCAGTAACTAGCAAGCATATCATCTACTGCATCCCTTCTTGCTACCTTAGCCCTTGCCTCTACCTGACAGGGTAGTAAGTACACATTATCTTTAAGGTGATTAATCTTCATTACCTAACCTCTCGATTTCCGCTGCCGCGTAGAACGCAATCTTCTTAGCCTCGCGTAGTTTGTCACTGTGACTGCATTCACCGTACCTGTAACACGTTCTGAAGACTTCACCGATCTGTGCATTCATATCCTTAGCTGAGATTAAGTGCTGTAACTGAGTAGCCTTAGCTGGTAGTTCATAGTACTCAGCGGTGCTACCATCTGATGTCTTACGCTCCGCAGCTATGCTACTGTACAGTAAGTCTTCAGTCAAGGGGACAGCATCCTTCTTCATAATGACGTTCCTGAAACCATCGTGATCTCGTACCCAGTACGTATCACTATCTTCTTTTATTACCTCAAAGGCTTCACCAAAATGCGAGCTATACCAGTAACTACTATCTGAGCAATTCGTTATTAAGACTTCCATTATTTCTTATCCTTATACTTGTTTTCTAAATACTGTAGGGAGATTGCATGGTTGTCAAAGCTACCATCCTTTACCTCATACAGCATATGGATACCACGCCAGTGTACGTTACCCTGTGGGGTTAGGTAGCTCTCGTGGTGCTGGTAGCAAGTACCTGAGAACAAACCCGTTACACGGTCACCATTGGGCTTGTAGGCGTATGCAACATCCATAGTCTGTACATGGCCCATGACACAGCTGGTCATCTTCTTACTAAGCAGGGCGCGTGGTGAGCTTACTGGTCTACCCATAACACCTGAAGTAAAGAAGTGACTAAAGGATACACCCTCTACTTCTACCACCTCTAGGTAAGGGTACACTTCCCACTCACCGTATGGTAAATCACCCATACCAATAACGTCTTCCAAGATTGCATCAGACTCTACTGCTCTGTTGATACGCTCCTCATGGTTACCTAGTGTTAAGACCATACGAGGCTTCCACTGCTTCTTCTTGTTGTTCTTAAGGCGTTTAATCTCCTTGCGTATAGGGGACATCAATAAATCCATGCCCTCCTCCGCTGCTTGTATGTCCTTCAGGTAGCGTCTATTCTCAAAAGACTTCTTACCTTTATCGTAGAAGGACAGGCTTGGCATATCAGCAAAGTCACCAATGTTAACAATCACATCAGGCTTCTTCTCAGCTATGAACTTACCTATATGTCTAAGGTGTTCCATAGGTACATCTTCTTTAACTTGGCAATCAGGTATCACACAAATCTTCATTCTTCCCATCCTCTTCCAAAATTACGCCACTTGTTGTTATGTATCATCTTGGTTATAAAGTAATTAGCTATCCTAGCTGCCCTTAGTTCTTCTGGTGAATCCCCTATCAAACACATCTTAGAATCCCAAGGGTCACTAGGTGATCTTATGTCTTCTTCTCCTCTCATTATATGGCCCCTATATAAGCAAGTAGTCTATCAACCTCACCAACTGTGAAGTGTGCCAACCCTTCCTTATCACACCACTGTCCCATTGTTAACTTACTACCTTTGCGTACCTTCTTGTTAGGGTCAGACAGTACGAACACTAACTCATACTGCGTAATCTCATCCCTGATTGCTTTGTACTTCTGCGTATCCCCTATCCTGAAGAACCCCTTACACTCAATGATGATACGTTCCTCATACACAAAGTCTGGTTTGTAGTTCTTCTTAATGATATAAGGTAGGCTGTATGGTTCAAATTCAAAGCCATGTCCTGAGAAGTTCTGTGCAAACTTTAGTTCTAAACCGCTTCTAAACTTACCGAACTTATTACCCTTAGGTCTTGCTTTCATTCTTGAACTCCATTGGCATACTACGATTACGTTGTAACATCCACAGCAGCTGGCTGTTCTCTACCGCCCTCTGGAATCCATCGGGGGCAAATGCTTCTTCGTACTTCTCAAGTACCATAGCTTCCCAACCTTCTCTCTTAGTTTCTTCAAGTAGCTTCTTAGCTTTAACCGGACCAATACCACGGATACCTGTAATATTATCCACCTTGTCTCCAGTGAGCATTTGCTCAAAGAAAAATCTCGTCCCTTCATCTTCAGATACCTCAGTGAATTCTTTCTTAACATAGTTGTAATGAGAACCTGGAACCATTAGTAAATCTTTATCTACTGTAGCAATGCAACTGTCCTCAGTCTGCGCTAATGCTAAAGCATCATCCGCCTCAATCTTATCTACTACCTGTGCTTGGAACTTCTTAACCATGTAGTCCCTGATTGCTTGGTAGTGTACAGGCTTGTCTGCCCCTTTGCGGTTAGCCTTGTAGTCGTCCCGTACTGTATGTCTAAAGTTATTTTTACCTGTTAGGAATACTGCGTAGGAGGTGGACCCCGTATCATATAACATACCCTCTATGAATAGTTTACAGCTGTGTAAGGTATGTGACACTGGATCAGCAGTTACCTCACCCGTTTCTTTATCCTTTGTTTGACTTGCGAACCCAATACGATAAACAATTGGGTCACCATC